TCATCATCCTCTGCATACATTTCAGCGAGATTGGAATCTAATATCGATTCATATTGTTTTCCCGCAGAAACGTCAGCTCCTTGAGCTTCAACCTTAGAACGCAACGCTGACATCGAAGTGCGCGTTACTTTAGTTCCAGTATGGAACATCTTGTTTCCTATAGATTGCTCTTCAGGAGGCCATATGTAATCGATAATCAAGTTCTTTGCTAATCTACAAAGAGTCACTAATCCTTGTATAGCCTTAGTTATCACCTTAGTGGTGGTGTAACCAACGACAAACGCACATGCGATTCTCACTAATGGTGACTGTTTGTTAAGCCAGTCAATGTAAGCATATCTGCATGAATTCAAAGTGGCTTTTATACGTTTAGATATCGGTACTTTGAAAGATATTTCTACATTACTCAGATTGGTGTAAACCACTTCATATGGATATTTGCCAAACAAATATTCACCATAGCGAATATTATACGTACAAACCGCAACAAACGCAACAAACTTGTGCATATTTACTAATGGTAACGGCACGTTTGCTTGACTAAAGGTTCCATATGAACGTGTTAATATATTGTACATAACAGCGTATATATGATATAATTTCTCATCGTTAAGCAAATTCATCACGCTCTTCTGTTGCTCATCTTCGTATAAGGTGAACTCTCCAAACGTGTGTTCGAACTCAACTATAGCATTATATCTTTCAGACGTGCTATTCAAATTGTAAATTCTTCCCAGCAAATCACAGTAATCTGCGCACATCGCTACGTCATCTGTCTGTGCGTATATATCGCGTCTGGTGGGTAGTACGTACTCCCATGAAGAGGGATCAACCATGAAGTATTTATCGAATGGTGATTCAACACCAGGGAAAGCAGTATCCAGAAAATGTCGAGCTGCTTCTGAAGGGGATTCAGTGGACGATATATCTTCCATAGATATAGGTGAAGGAGAACGAGTACAAATTCCCTCGTCACATTCATCCGTAACATCCTTATGTTCGGGTGCTTGTGGGAATAAATCGTCATACGCTTGTCCTATATTTTCCTCTTGTTCAGGTGGAAGATCAAAAGGTAGGTTCTGATCTCTCTCGGCAGTATATTTAGCTTTGAGATGTTCAATATTTTTCTTATGCCTACGCATGTTAGCTTCGTGATAACTCTTCTTCTTAGCATAATCTGCCTTAATATGGCTGATGAATTGAATAAAGGTATACCTATATTGTTTATAAGCTACCGTAATTCCTATACTTCCTTTATTTACAATAACATAAGGAACTTTACAATGGTAAATATAATCCTGAGGATCAATGTCCACAGCTTTATCACCCTTGTATTTAGCAGCTGCTTCTTCATCTTTGAACTCAGGCGTGACAACTATATCAAAACGCCGCTTAAAAGCATCCGCATCATGTAGCGACGCAGGTCTAAACGTAGTCACGTCTAAGTTAGTAGAAATGAAAGTCCACTTGGCATTATATTTAACAGTACCTTTGCTCTCAAGGTCTGCCATGTTAAGAGTGAAATCAGCAGTATTCCTAATCTGAATCAATTCCGAAAAGTCCCTATTGGGAGAAGAAGTAGTGTCCCGATCTTTACCCCAGTCATCATGACTGGTGGCAAAACATGTCCTAGGATAACCTGACCAATAATCATCTGTCGAATTTCTGTTATATACCAAATTATTCATTCCACTATCTAAAATTTCTTTTTCAGAAAAATAAGAATGAACAATAATAGTTCTGACTTGATTCATAAGTGCAGTCTTTTTGGTACCCGGCGCACCACTGAAGGCCACAATAACTGGTTCCTGACGCTCTAAAACGTCGCTGAAACCAAATCTCTCGAAATCTTTCTTAATATGCCTAATAGTTCTGATCTTGTGTTCTAACATTTTGAACAAGGCCATATTGGCTCTTGAATTGGAAGATTTTTGGAAAACTTGTTCATAGTCTGATAATAGACTACATACTTTAGTGTAGTTTATAGAATTTAGAGTAAATTCTCCGGCATTGTATCCAGTATCAATAGATTCAAATAACGGATTAAGCACATCTAAACGATTCAAACTACGTACTTTAGTGTCCAAATCGAAATAGTTATTAGTAAACTTATTGATATAAGTTTTAATAAAATCGAATGCAGACGACACAAAGTCAGGTAAATCTTTCGCTAAGCGACAAATAGAAGTAAGCTTAGAAATAAAATTGGAAGGCCATGAAGCAAAGAATGAGAAAAAAGCGCTTGCATCTGCGAAACCTTGCGGTTGCAGATCAGCTTCTTTTCCCGTACTAAAAGCGGTAAAAACTGTGGATACGCAACTTATTACCGTATCTTTGCATCCTTTTAAGAAAGCTATGAAACCATCAAAGCCTTTAAGTGCTACAATAGCACATATATAAAGAACAGTTATGGTGATATTTTTCTTCGAAGGGTCAGTATAGACACAGTAAGTGGCATATCCTAATCCAGCAACAATTAACATATCTTTAATTTGTTCGACGGCGTCTACCCCTCCGTTTATGGCGGCGGGTATATCCTGTACAGATTTGACTGCATCCGAATTAATAAATTCAGTTAATACGTCAGTTAAATTCTCACCTATATTGGTGAAATTATCAACTGATTGCGAGACTTTATTAGCCATTCGCTGTTGCTGTGTTCGATTTGGCAAGTACGTCTTGATCAATCCAACAATTGTGTCGAATTGTTCTTCATTTAGTTTGTGTGGTACTTCTAGACCTTGTGGTTGAAGCCCCGTAACGCAAGGAGTTCTTCGCTTAATCGATGATTCCATAGCACTTTGAGGCTGGAGTTGATATGCACTTTGCGTTGCTATTTCTTGTGCAGTTGCAGCGTAAAACGCATTTATTACAATGTTTAATCTACGGTTACTGTAATTAATGTTCATCCATCGAAGGATTTTAACTAACAGTACGTGAGCTTGAGCTTGATTGAATGAACCAATCATAATAAGCTCATGTATGCCACTAGGTGTATTAATCCTAGCCCTACATTTATTAAAGTGAATGGGTACACGGCCAAAAATAAATCGTGAATAGCTCCTTAAAAAGACAGTTTGAAAGAAACTGTCAAACAAGTCGCCATTTTCCATAGTCATAACCATGTACTTTAAGAGCTCTGGCAGGCGAGGATTGTCTCTACATGCCATAACGGTGGTGTTTATCGTTTGGTTGAAATTGTCAACATCTGGTACAATTGCACCAGATCTTCGGTGTAAACCGGAAATCGCTTGAGTAGCTTGTGGCACTACGGCCTCGTGATCATTACTAGTAACTGACTTTTGACTCATATTTGCTAATAATAATTTTAAACCGGTTAAGCACATTTATTACTCGTCAGCTTCCAACAACGAGGGACTAGTGTATTACCACTTGTACCTCTCCC